ATAACTAATGGTTCATTAACTCCGGTAGAGACAATGGATCATGCAGCGGTATTAGTATTGATGGCAACACCAGAGTGGACGCCACCAGAACCACCACCAGTAGAGTGAAAAAAATAAACAATTAAATTTAATCAAATGAAAATTAAAGAAGAACAATTAAAAAAAATTCAAGATCAACAAACAAAAACAGCTAATATACTAAATGAAATAGGATTTCTTGAAACAAAGAAACATGGCTTATTACATGAAATAGCTGCGTTGAATGATGAGGTTAACGACTTTAAAGTAGAACTTGAAAAAGAATATGGAGCTGTAAATATAAACTTGGAAGATGGTGCTTATACAGTGGTAGAAACTACTAAAGAGCTTACTAGTGTCTAATATAAGAAAGATAAGCATTGGATCTGATTACAAGAACGATGCAATGCATTACGCTGTGGGTCAAGAAGTTTACGGAGGACACACTATATGTGATATAATAGGGGATGATCTTAATGAAGAGTATTTGATTTATATTCAGAAAGATAATGAAGTATTACCATGGAAAAAATTCAACCGTAATATGGCTATAGCAGTTGAGTTCGATTTAAAATACTAATGAAAAGTTTATATCAATTTATTGTTAAACCTTTTGAAGACAGATACAACAATACTATAAATATAGAAGAAAAAGAACTTATAATTAATACTAGTATTGAAGATCATAAATTTGTTAGTAAAAAAGCAATAGTAGTTTCAACACCCGCGGCTTTTGATACTGACATAAGACCAGGAGATAAGGTTTATGTGCATCACAATATATTTAGAAGATATTATGATATAAAAGGAAAAGAAAAAAACTCTTCTACTTTCTTTAAAGATGAATTATACTTTTGTGGAATAGATCAAATTTATATGTATAATAATCGGTGTCATTTAAACTATTGTTTTGTTAAACCTATTAAAGAAATGAACTTCTTATACAATAGGAAAGAAAAAGAATACTTTGGGATATTAAAATATTCTAATCCTTCCTTAGAAGCTGTAGGATTAAAACCTGGCGAACTTGTTGTATTTACCCCAAACTCAGAGTTTGAGTTTATTATAGAAGGCGAACGCCTTTATTGTATGAAATCTAATGATATAGCCGTAACACATGAATACGAAGGAAACGAAAAAGAAAATAATCCAAGCTGGGCAAAGAGCAGTTGAGGAACTAATTAAGGTAGCAAAAGAAGCTATAGTGGACTCTGGTGATGACGTTTCAGCAGATAGGTTAAAAAACGCAGCAGCTACTAAAAAACTAGCTATCTTTGATGCTTTTGAGATTTTAACTAGAATTGAAATAGAGAAAGAAATGTTAGAAGATAAACCTAAAAAAGAAGAAAAAAAAGAAGAAAGGTCTTTTAAAGGTTTTGCTGAAGGGAGAAGTAAATGAGTTACAAACAAACGCTATGGCACGAATTAAAGGATTATATAAATCCCAAAATATTATCTAAAAACAATAGATATAAAAAATGGGAATATGGGTATAATGAGGAATATGATTTTATAGTTATAAGTAAAACAGGTAAAATTGGACAGATCATTGAAGTACAAAACCTCCGTATTGCTTTACCAGCAATCGATAAACCGTTTAAGCGAAGTGAAAAAAAAGAGGAACAGTATTGGAAACAGCAAGAATATCCTACAGCTTTAAAAAGAATAAAAAGTAGATTTGACTGGGATGAATATCCATCAGATTTTAAAGAAGAATGGTTTGATTATATAGATGAAGAATTTAAAAGAAGAGATGAAGGGTATTGGTTTTATAATAACGGTAGCCCTACTTATATTACAGGTACTCATTACATGTATTTGCAATGGTCAAAAATCGATGTTGGTGCAGCCGATTACAGAGAAGCCAATAGACTCTTTTTTATATTCTGGGAAGCATGTAAAGCCGATGACAGGTGCTACGGAATGTGTTACCTTAAAAACAGACGGTCTGGTTTCTCCTTTATGTCATCAGCGGAACTTGTTAATCAAGCAACAATCTCAAGCGACGCAAGATTTGGTATTCTCTCAAAAACTGGATCTGATGCTAAGAAAATGTTCACAGATAAAGTTGTCCCGATATCCGTTAACTATCCGTTTTTCTTCAAACCGATCCAAGATGGTATGGATCGTCCTAAAACCGAACTGGCATACAGAGTTCCGGCATCTAAACTTACACGAAGAAAACTGGAAACGAATGAACAGCTTAGGGAGCTTGAAGGATTAGATACTACAATTGATTGGAAAAATACGGGTGACAACTCTTACGATGGTGAGAAATTAAAAATACTAGCACACGACGAAAGTGGGAAATGGGAAAGACCGGATAATATATTAAATAACTGGCGAGTTACAAAAACTACACTGCGATTAGGGCGAAGGATCGTAGGTAAGTGTATGATGGGCTCAACTTCAAACGCATTAGATAAAGGTGGCAACAACTTCAAAAAACTCTATTACAATTCAGACGTTACAAAAAGAAATAGAAACGGACAAACAAGTTCGGGACTCTATTCTTTATTCATCCCTATGGAATGGAATTACGAAGGATTCATGGATTCTTTTGGATCACCTGTATTCACTACGCCAGAAAATAGAACAATTGCAGTTGATGGTCTCCCAATTACAATCGGAGTCATCGAACACTGGGAAAACGAAGTTGAAGGATTAAAATCTGATCAAGATAGTTTAAATGAATATTATAGACAATTTCCTCGTACAGAACAACATGCTTTTAGAGATGAAACTAAAAATAGCTTATTCAACTTGACTAGGATATATGATCAAATTGATTACAATGAAGAACTAAATAATATATCAGCTGTAACTAAAGGTGGTTTTGTTTGGGAAAATGGGATTAAAGATACTAAAGTATTATTTGTTCCCAATAATGAAGGAAGATTTTTAATATCTTGGGTTCCTCCTAGGAGTGTTCAAAACAAAATAATTATAAAAAATGGAATTAAATATCCAGCAAATGAACATATTGGAGCATTTGGATGTGATTCTTATGATATCAGTGGCACTGTGGATGGTAAAGGATCTAATGGATCGCTTCATGGACTAACTAAATTTTCGATGGAAGACGCGCCACCAAATCAATTTTTCTTAGAGTATATTGCAAGACCTCAGACTGCTGAAATATTCTTTGAAGAAATCTTAATGGCATTAATATTTTATAGTATGCCAATTTTGTGTGAAAACAATAAACCTCGTTTTTTATATTATTTAAAAAGAAGAGGATATAGAGGATTTTCTATGAACAGACCAGATAAGATATGGAATAAATTATCTATAACAGAAAAAGAAATTGGTGGAATACCAAACTCTAGTCAAGATATAAAACAAGCTCACGCGGCTGCAATAGAGTCATACATAGAAGAACATGTTGGACAAATTGGAGATACATATGGAGATATGTACTTTCAAAAAACTTTAGAAGATTGGTCTCAGTTTGATATAAATAATCGAACTAAACATGATGCTTCTATTAGTTCGGGATTAGCTATAATGGCTTGTAACAAAAATAAGTACAAACCAATAGCTGATCGAGTTATGAAGCAAGTTGACTTTGGTATAAAAAAATATAATAATAAGGGAGTTTTCTCTAAAATAATAGAATAAATGCAAATAACTACTTATAATGGCAGTTCTTTTCCAGATCAGGTTGTACCTGACGAAGTTAAAGCTAGTTTAGACTACGGAAGGCAAGTTGGTAGAGCAATTGAAGGAGATTGGTTTAGCGGCACGAGAACTGGTGTATCTGGTAGATACAACACTAATTACAATAATTTTAGAGATCTTAGATTATATTCTAGGGCTGAACAATCTGTTCAAAAATACAAAGATGAATTAGCTATAAATGGGGATTTGTCTTATTTAAACTTAGACTGGAAACCAGTTCCTATTATTCCTAAATTTGTGGATATTGTTGTGAATGGTATGGATAGCAAACTATATGAAGTTAAAGCTTATGCTCAGGATCCACAGTCATTAAAAGAAAGAACAAAGTATGCTGAGACTTTGTTAAGAGATATTCAAGCTCAAGAATTAATTGATCAAATCCAACAAGTAGTAGGAATGAATATGTATTCTACTTCTAACCCAGAGGATCTACCTCAAAACAAAGAAGAGTTAGATGTACACATGCAATTAAGTTATAAGCAATCTATAGAAATAGCAGAAGAAGAAGCTATAAATAATACACTAGCTTTTAACAAGTATGATTTAACCCGTAGAAGAATAGCAGAAGATCTAGTTGTGTTAGGTATTGGAGCTGTTAAAACTAACTTTAACTTGTCAGAAGGTGTAGTAGTGGATTATGTAGATCCTGCTAACTTAGTTTACTCTTACACAGAAGATCCTAATTTCCAAGATTTATGGTATGTAGGGGAAGTTAAATACATAAGTTTACCTGAGATAAAAAAAGAATTCCCTCAATTAACACCAGAAGAATTAGAAAGAATACAGCAATATCCAGGCAGTAGAAGTTATAATTATCAATTTAACGGAAGAAGAGATGGTAATAGTATAGCAGTATTGTATTTTGAATACAAAACTTATAGTGATCAAGTTTTTAAAATAAAAGAAACTGCTACTGGGTTAGAAAAAGCACTAGAAAAACCAGATACTTTCAACCCTCCTAAAAGTGACAAGTTTGATCGTATAGTTAGATCTATAGAAGTGTTATATGAAGGAGCTAAGATATTAGGTCATGATATGATGTTAAAATGGGAGTTAGCTAAGAATATGGTTAGACCAGAAGCAAATCTTGTTAAGGTTAATATGAATTACAATATATGTGCTCCTAAAATGTATAAAGGAAGGATTGAATCACTTGTAGGTCGTATGACTGGTTTTGCCGATATGATTCAACTGACACATCTCAAGTTGCAACAAGTATTAGCTAGGATGGTTCCTGATGGGGTATTTCTAGATGTAGATGGTTTAGCAGAAGTAGATCTTGGCAATGGTACTAATTATAACCCAGCTGAAGCCTTAAATATGTACTTCCAAACGGGTAGTATATTAGGTAGATCAATGACTCAAGATGGTGGAGCTAATCCTGCTAAAGTTCCTATACAAGAATTGCAGAGTTCAAGTGGAGGTGCAAAAATGCAAAGTTTAATCCAAACTTATCAGTATTATTTACAGATGATGAGAGATGTAACAGGATTAAATGAAGCTAGAGATGGTAGTATGCCAAACGAAAAGTCTTTAGTAGGATTGCAAAAATTAGCAGCAGCTAATTCAAATACTGCTACTAAACATATTGTACAAGCTAGTTTATTCTTATCAGCTAAGATATGTGAGAATATATCTTTTAGAATATCAGATGCCTTAGAATATCCTTTAACAAGAGAAGCGTTGAGAAACAGTATAAGTTCTTATAATGTAGGAACATTGGAAGATATGTATAGTTTGAATTTATATGAATTTGGTATATATTTAGATTTAACACCAGATGAAGAAGAAAAAGCTCAACTAGAGCAAAATATTCAAATGTCTATACAACAAGGAGGAATTGATTTAGAAGATGCTATAGAATTAAGGGAGATAAAAAATCTAAAACTCGCGAATCAAGTTCTTAAACTAAAAAGAAAACAAAAAGCAGCACAAGACCAAGCTAATCAAGAAGCTCAAATAAGAGTTCAAGCAGAAGCAAATGCAGAAGCTGCTGAGCGAGCGGCTATGGCGGAAGTACAAAAACGACAAGCTATTGCTGAAACAGAATTACAGGTTGAACAAGGTAAGAGTACTTTTGAAATAAAAAAGATTGAGCAAGAAGCTGTAATAAAGAGACAGTTAATGGAGATGCAACACCAGTTTGATTTAGAGTTAAAACAAATGGAAGTTGATAGAATGGTACAAAAAGAGAAACAAATTGAAGATCGCAAAGATAAAAGAACAAAGTTAGAGGGAAGTCAACAAAGTGAGATGATAACTCAAAGGCAGATGGATGGTCCACCTGTAGATTTTAATGCAAAATACAGTGATTTATTATCGCAGTAACTATTATTAATTATTATATTATATTATGTCAGAAGAAATAAAAGAAACAACCGGAGGAGAATTAACTCAAGGTGAATTTAAAATTAAGAAAAAACCAGGACGTCCTAAGAAGTTAATTAAACAGGGTGAAACTGTGAAAATAAACGTAGAAAAACGAGAAAATGCCGTTCAAGAGCCTGAAACAAAGAAAGTTGTGTTACAGTCTGAAGAGAAGAAGAAAGAACAAGACGTGGAACTGCAAGAAGTGGGATCAACACACGAAGAAAAAACTGAAGTAAAAGACAATCCTATAGTAGAAGTATTCGAAAAAGATATACCTACAAAAAGTGAAGAATTAGAAAAACAACCCCAACGAATAGTAGAACTACCTCAAGATTTAAAGAAGTTAGTGAACTTCATGGAAGACACAGGAGGTACTTTACAAGATTATGTTAGATTAAATAAAGATTATTCAACAGTAGATGATAAAACATTACTAAGAGAATATTATAAAAATACTAAACCACATTTAGAAGTAGATGAAATTGAATTCATAATGGAAGATAATTTTAGTTATGACGAAGATGTGGATGAAGAGCGAGATGTTAAGAAGAAAAAACTCGCTATGAAAGAAGAAATTGCAAAAGCCAAAAACTTTTTGGAAGAGACAAAGAGTAAATACTATGAAGAGATCAAGTTGAAACCTTCAGTTACTCAGCAACAGCAAAAAGCTATGGATTTTTTCAATAGATACAGTGAAAAACAACAACAACTAAACAAGCACAAAGAAGAGTTTGCAAGTAAAACTAAAGATTACTTTTCTGAAAATTTCAAAGGTTTTGAGTTTAATTTAGGAGAGAAAAAATTTAAGTATAATGTAAACAATGTAGATGATTTGGTAAAAGATCAATCAGAATTTCAAACTTTAGCTAAGAAGTTCTTAAATGAAGAAGGAGAAATTATAGATCATGAATCATATCATAAAGCTTTATACGCTGCTAAAAACGCAGATACTATTGCTAATCATTTTTATGAACAAGGTAAAGCCGATGGAATTAAAAATATGGTTAATAAATCTAAAAATATAGAAGCTTCTTCACGTCCACAAAACAATGGAGAAATATATATAAATGGATTAAAAGTCAAAGCGGTTAATGGTGTTGATAGTTCTAAACTGAAAATACAAAAAAGAAAATAAACTAAAAACTAAAAAAAATGAGTTTTGTAACAGGCGGGAGTTTTCCCGCATCAATTATTCCAGCGCAAAAAAAGATGGCGTTGGAAACAAACTTTCTAGACTTCAATAACGGAGCTAATGATTTTGCACAGCAATATCTACCTGAGCTTTATGAAGCAGAAGTAGAAAGATACGGAAATAGGACTTTGTCTGGTTTCTTGAGAATGGTTGGGGCTGAAATGCCTATGACTTCAGATCAAGTTATATGGTCAGAACAAAACAGACTTCATGTAGCTTACAAAGGGTTATCTTCTGCTATTACTGTAACAGGTGCTGGTCTTACTTATGAAATTGAAGTTGAACCAGACATTAGTGACACTGGTTTAGGTGGAGCTGCTCAAACTAAACATGCTATTAGAGCAAATCAGACTGTATTGCTTTCTGATCAAGCTACAGGTTTAGTTACTGCTAAAATGTTAGTTGAAACTGTAACTAATACTGAATTTAAAGGTAGATTATATGGACTTGCTGCTCTTCCTGCTGGATTAGTTGGAACTGCTAATATCAATCTATTTGTATATGGTGCTGAATTTAAAAAAGGTACTAATGGAATGGTTGGATCTATTGAGCCAAACTTTACTCAGTACTCTAACAGACCTGTAATTATCAAAGATAGATATGAAATCAATGGTTCTGACACCGCTCAAATTGGTTGGGTTGAAGTTGCTACTGAAGACGGGACATCTGGATATTTATGGTATCTAAAAGCTGAATCTGAAACTAGATTGAGATTTGAAGATTATCTTGAAATGCAAATGGTTGAAGGTATGGATGCTAAAACCGCTGCTGGTGCAGCAACTTCGTTGAGTAGTCAAGACTATGAAGGATCACAAGGTATGTTTGCTGCTATCGAAGATAGAGGTAATGTATACTCTGGATTTTCTGGTGCTGCTGCTCCTGGTTCAGGTGCAATGGGAGATTTTGATGAAATCCTTAAAAACTTAGACAAACAAGGTGCTATTGAAGAAAACATGCTTTTCTTAAGTAGACAAACAGCTCTTGATTTTGATGATATGATTGCTGCTATGGCAGGTGGAGGTTATGCTTCTACTGCTTCTGCTTCTTACGGTCTTTTTGACAATGAAGCTGAAATGGCATTGAACTTTGGTTTCTCTGGTTTTAGAAGAGGTTCTTATGACTTCTACAAAACTGATTGGAAATATCTAAATGATGCTTCAACTAGAGGTATGGATAAAGCTATTGATGGTGTTTTAGTTCCTGCTGGAACTTCAACAGTATACGATCAAATGCTAGGTTCAAACATCAGACGACCATTCTTACACGTAAGATACAGAGCTTCTGAAACTGAAGATAGAAGATTTAAAAACTGGATTACTGGTTCAGTTGGAGGAGCTTATACTTCTGATTTAGATGCAATGTCTGTACACTTCTTATCTGAAAGATGTTTAGTAACTCAAGCTGCAAATAACTTCGTGTTATTAAAAGGAGCTTAATTAATTATTAACATTTTAAAATAGAAATTATGGCTTTAATAAAAATCAAAACAACTGACATAACAGAATCAGACATCATTTGTGATGTTGACTTTCCGTTAGTACTAAATCCAGTAGCTGTAGATAGATTCACAATGGCAATTACCCACCCAACTTTAAGTACTGTGGAGGTATTTTGGCAAACGAATCTAGCTAGTACAGATACTACTACTTTAGTAGCGAACCAAGAACTGAATGCTGCTTATGAAGCTGGCATTGCAGATCCTTATCACGTTCCTGTATTTTCAGGAATGGATGATGATGGTACGCCACATCCGCTAATTAGTTATACATTAGCATAAAATAATAAGATCCCGCTTCGGCGGGATCTTTTTTAATTATTATATTATATTATATATTATGGAAATAAATGAAGAAATAGATGTGGTAGAATCTAAAAAACAATGGGAATATAAAGATAGAAATTATTATTTAATGAATAATAAAAATCCTTTAACCTATACTCTACCAAGCAAACACTCAAGAAGATATCCATTAGTCTGGTTTGACCCAGATAGAGGTTATGAAAGAGAGTTAAGATACGCGACTAATCAAGAAAGTATTTTTGTAGACGAACAACAAGGACAAGTAACATTAAGACATGTTGTATTTAACAATGGTCATTTAATGGTGCCTAAAGAAAAAAGAAATCTACAAGAATTTTTAGAAAAACATCCTCACTATAATTTAATATTTACTGAGCATGACCCTGAGGTTAATGCTGTGTATGATGTTGAAAATTTAGAAATGGAAGTGATAGCTATGAATGTAGCTATGGAAATGGAAGTTGATTTCATGGAGGCTATAATGCGAGTAGAAATAGGTTCTGCAGTTAGCAAAATGAGTACTAAAGAATTAAAAAGAGATACTCTATTATTTGCTAGAAGAAATCCTGAATTATTCATAGATTTAGCTAATGACGAAAACGTACAACTAAGAAACTTTGCTATTGTAGCTACAGAAAGTAATATAATAAAACTTTCAAGTGATAATAGAAGTTTTACATGGGCTAGTAATGGACGTAAATTAATGAATGTTCCTTTTGATGAGAATCCATATTCAGCTATGGCTGCGTGGTTTAAGACAGATGAAGGTTTAGAAGTTTACAAATCAATAGAGAAAAAGCTCAAATAACAAGTGATTATATAAAGGGTGGTTAACGCCACCCTTTTTTTTTAA